TGAAGCCAGGTAAAAAGAATATTTCAAAAAACATCTCAGAGATGATAAGAGCTGGCCATCCTAGGGACCAGGCTATAGCTGCTGCAATGTCAAAAGCTGGCCGGAGTAAGGCCCGGCGAAGCCTGGGCAAGAAGCATAAGAAAAAGAATGTAAGACTCCGCTGGCCAAGGTAATCTTTTTTATGAGCCCTCCTATTAAATTATCAGACGAGGCAGTCGATAGCCTCACATCTCTTATCCTTTCCAGGACTCCTGCGAAAACAATAAACACCTTCATCCTCGATGACAAGTACACCAAGTACCGGGGTGACCCTATAACCTTTATTGAGACTGAACTCGGAGAAGAACTCACAGATGATCTGAAGAAAATGGCATTGTCTGTGAGGGATAACCAGGTTACTGTAGCAGTCTCGGCCAATGGTACAGGTAAGTCGCAACCCCTAAGTACTGGCGTAATGACCCCTAATGGTAGTAAGCAAATGGGTGATGTTATCCCTGGCGATATGGTGATTGGTCAGAACGGTAAACCTGCCAAAGTTAAAGCTATCTATCCTCAAGGTTCACAGCCAACATATGAGATTTTCTTTAATGACAGGACTTCTGTATTCGCAAGTGAAGATCATTTATGGTCCGTTCAGAGTTCATCAGATCAATACCGTGATCGTCCGTATCGTACACTCACAACCCTGCAAATTAAGCAAAAGATCAAACAGATACTTCACGTTCCGATGTGCAGAGCTGTTGAGTATTCAAAAAAATATCTTGGCATTGATCCGTATGTCATGGGAGCCCTGCTCGGCGATGGATGTTTCAAGACCAATATAACTCTTACGTCGGGTGATGATTGGATCTGTGACGAGCTTCAGCGCAGAATGGGGAGCTATAAACTTAGAGATCACAAGGTTCAGGCTCAAAAATGTAGGTGTATATCTTTCGCAACTGATAAAGGTAAACCTAATTTTGTGAGGGATGTAATAAGAAAATACGGATTAGTTGAGGCAGGATCATACGAAAAATTCATTCCAGATGCTTACACAAGGTCTTGTGTCATTGATCGCAAGGCTCTACTCGCTGGCTTACTTGATGCAGATGGATACATTGATACCAGGCATAAAATATCATATGCCACTATAAGCCCCTCCCTGGCTAAACAAGTTCAGTCGCTTGTTTGGTCACTTGGTGGCACTGCCACGATAGGTCGTAAAAAGCCTTACTACAAAAAAAATGGTAAGAAGATTCAAGGTAAAACTGCCTACAATCTTTACATTAAGGTCCCTTTTTGTCCATTTCTATTACCTCGTAAGGTTAAGCGATATGTGCCGGAATGCGAGGCACAGAGAAAGGCACAAAGGGTAATTAAGGCTGTAAAATATGTTGGTATGATGGATTCTCAGTGCATATCTGTTGACAATCTTGATGGTTTATATCTCACTGAAAATTTTACAGTTACTCACAATACCTGGATAGCTGCTCGCCTCGCAGTCTGGTTTTATCTCTGCTTTCATGACACCAAGGTCTTTACTGCCGCTGCCCCGCCATATGATAACCTTAAAAACCTTCTTTGGGGAGAGATAGGGAGTGTAATAAGGGATCATCCTCAGCTCTTCGCTGGCCATATTGTTACTTCAATGGATGTGAGGCGCGGTCCAGAAGATTACATGATTGGAGTGACTATACCGAGTTCAGGGACTGAACAGGAGAAGGAAGCTAAGTTTTCTGGAAAACATCAACGCCATATGCTCTTCGCTTATGACGAGGGAGATGCTATACCAGGTCCGGTCTATAAAGGCACTGAGTCCTGTATGTCTGGTGGTTTTGTTCGGCTTCTTATTATGTTCAACCCCCGGCATGCCGCTGGCCCTGTTTATAGGATGATCAGGGACAAAACAGCGAATGTGGTACACCTTTCAGCTTTTAGGCATCCAAATGTCATAACAGGTAAAGACCTTATCCCTGGTGCAGTGAGCAGAGAGGTTACTGTACGTCGGATCAATGAATGGACTAGGCCAATAAGGCCAGGTGACAAGATCAGCGAGAGGAGTGTGTATACCCTCCCTGATTTTTTGGTAGGTGCTGTAGGGTATTCTCAGGCAGGTAAGGCATATACCCCGCTGGTTGCTGGCCAATATAAGATCAAAAATCCCTCATTCTCGTATATGGTCCTTGGCCGTTATCCTGCACAGGGGTCTAACCAGCTTATTTCAGAGGAGTGGGTATCTGCGGCGAGAGCCAGATATGATGTTTATGTAGCCAAGTACGGTGAGGCCCCGCCTCATGGAGCCAAAGGTGTCATGGGCCTAGATGTAGCCGAGATGGGAGATGATAGTAATGTTGCCTGCGGACGATACGGTGGTTATTTGTCACCATTTGATACCTGGGGCGGAATCGATACTGTAGAGACAGGTGATAAGGCTATTCAGTGGTACAGCGATCATCAAGGAATTGACCGGGCGATGGTTGATGCAACTGGCGTAGGATGTGGTGTGGCTCCCCATATGCAGAAATATGGGGAGGGCGTAGTCGCAACCGGTATCAAGGTTGCGTCGAAACCTATTATAAAATCAGAGCTTGGTGATTTCCGTATTTTGAGAGACGAACTTTTGTGGCGAGTCAGGGAGTGGTTAAGGTGTGATCCGGGAGCTATGTTGCCCCCGGACGAGGATCTGCTTGAGGAACTGATGGTCCCTACCTATGACACGGATTCGGGGTATGTTGAGGTCATGAAGACTTCAGAGATGAAGGAACTGCTTGCTAGGAGCCCTGATCACCTTATGGCCTTGGCTATGACTTTTGCGGGCGCTGGCGGGTTCTTCGATGGCTGTGACTTTCAGGCTTTTCCGGAGGGATAAAATCATGGGGCGTGAATTGTTGTTCTCGGTAACACGTAAAGATATTAAGATTGACTTCTTCTCGGGCACGGGCGCAGGAGGCCAGCATCGCAACAAGCATCAAAATTGTGTAAGGATGTGTCACACAGAATCAGGAGCGAGGGCTACAGGTCAAAAAAATAAAAACAGAAAAGCTAATCTAGTGGCAGCTTTTAAGTCTTTAATAAATACTCCTCATTTTAAAATGTGGCAGGCACAAAAAACTCAAGAGATCTGTGCGGGCCGGACGATAGAACAGGAAATTGACGAAATGATGTTGCCGGAAAATCTTAAGGTTGAATATAAGGAAGATGGAGCTTGGAATGAAGCACCCAACAACCCAGAAGTTTAATGCTTATCCCCTTGATTCGGGCGCTGGCGGGTTCTTCGATGGCTGTGACTTTCAGGCTTTTCCAGATTGACATGCAGGATATAATAAAAATCTTAACTGAGAGAATAAAAGAACTCGAAGAACAGGAGTGGCATGCCAAGGAAGCCAAGGACTACACAGCTTGTATGTATACACATGGAGCAATAATTCAGCTTAAGAAATTATTGAAAGAAATCGAAGGGGATTAAGGCATAGGTATTGCATATAGCCTTCACCTATGTTATAATACATTATAATTAATTAACCTTAACAGCTAGGAGGAAGTATGAAGAAAATGTGGCCAGTATTTGTTGCTCTATGTTTCGCTTTTTCGTTTATGTGGGTGGCCGGTACCATGGCTATCGCCATGGACCAGTGTGAGGTAGTTGGAAATTCTTATGTATCCACCGTTGATGACACTCTGTGTACCTTAACATTCGTCGAAAATTCTCCGCTTTTTAGTCCTGCCCCCCGGTGCGCTGGCGTTGTTTACCTTGGTGTATCGGGCAACATATATAAATGGGATTGGATGGCAAACCGCGACGGGACCCTTACAGTAGCCGGGCTACCGGCAGTATTGACTTCAGGTGGTGTAGAAATTTACGGAATACCAACTATAAGTGATCCGCCGTACCTTATGTCCCGGTGACAATCAAAGCCACCCAGCGGCGCAAGTCCTAGGTGGCTTTTTTATTTAAGGACTACATGAAAAAGCATTTAACAGCAAAAGAACTCAAGGTTCATCGTTTACCGGGACATTACAGGTGGAAATATGGTAATGGACAAAATTATCACAGTGGCCTTGCTAGGGTATATTGTAAGCGAGGGTCATGGTTTTGCGACACTCTTTGAGGCGTATCAGATTTGGACCGGGTGTCCGATGATCTTGTTTTTTATGGACCGGTATAGGTCCATTCCTTGCGGGTATATTCTCTTTGCAGTATAATATTTTTTATGAGTAAGATTAAGCTGGTAGCTCACCCCCACTCAGTTGATTTATTAAGAGCCAGAACTGACTATGCTCGGGTAACTGGCGTAGAGATGGTAGAGAGGCCCTTTTGGTATGAGGATAATAAGACTGGTCAATTATTCTATGAATTATATGCTACTATAGGCTGGCCAAGCGAAGTCACAGATAGTTCGGACGGCTTACCAGGGTATGCCGCAATAGTAGGGGTAGTTAGGCCGAACAAAGATTTTAACAGTTCACCGCTCAATGCAAACTTCCAGCTTCTTGCTGAGGCCGAATCCAAGGATGTGCCTACCTTACTCAAGGAATGTGTCAAGCTTCGAGAAGAATATGGATTCGGTATCCAAAGGAATCTATTAAGGTTTTTTTTTGGAGATCCAGAAAGATTTTTAGTCCCATTGGCTTTATTCAATGAGATTTTGATTGAGGAGGGCGGAGACAGGAACGCAATACTTGTTAGTCCTTATGATGAAATGTATGCTCAAAAGATTTTCGATAGCTATGTTCGGGCGCTAAGATCCACACTTTTAGAAGAGAGTAAGCGCTTCTTTTTTGGTTATAACGATATCTTACAAAATCGATTGCGTGAATTTCATCGTGACGATCCTTGTGTCTTTGCCGTAGGTGGCCTAGTATTTTCATTGCTTAATCGTGTCAGGTGGATGGACGCTTGTGGTGAGAGTGCCTTTACAGTGGAGGGCGAGAATGAACGCTAAGAACTTGATAATATTCTGGGAATTATATCAAGAATCACTAAGAGATAGAACTAGGGAATTTGAAGAATTTTGGGAACAACTACTCAACAGCGAACCTTATGGAGAATAGAATGGATAGTTTAAAAGGAATACTTATTTCTTTAACTCTTGGTTTTTTCATGGGTACATCATCGATGGTTTTGGGTGCTTGTCTTGCATCGAGGGCCGTAGCGGGCAAGGGACTACTTAGTCCTCTTGATCCCAAGGGAGACGTTTTTAATGTAGAGACCCCTGATGATGTGGCCCTGTTTCCTGAAGATATTGTCAATGAGGCTGAAGAGCATATTTTGCAGAAAACCAATAGATTTTTAGAGAGACTTAATTCAGTCCCGGAGGATAAGTGATGGAAAAAACATTCAATGAGTAAGCGGTGTAATGAATGCAAGAGATTGTTGCCCCTTGAAGATTTTATTAAGGATAAGAATACAAAAGATGGGACAAGGGGGCGGTGCAAAATATGTGTAAGGGAATATTGCAGAAAAAATAGTAAAAGAATAAAAGAATGTCATACAAAGTATCGCATGAATAATAAAAAAAGGACATCTGAGCGTAGTAAAGAATATCGTCAGAACAATAAAGAAAAAATAAATCAATATCTTGCGGAATATTATTTAAATAATAAAGAAAAAATACTAAATAGCCATGCTATATATCGTAAAACCAATAAAGATAAAATTCAAAAAAGTAATACCATGTATCGTGAAAACAATAGAGAGAAATTTTGTATATATGAAGCTGAACGACGAGCAAAAAAAATAAACCATACGTTACTGCCCGTTGATTCTAAGATGATTTGGTTATATTATGCTGTGTGCAATGAGACAAATAATATTTTGGGCGATACATTTTTCCACGTAGATCATATCCAGCCCCTAAATAAAGGTGGTTTACATCATGAAGATAACTTACAAATTTTAGAAGTACATCTTAATTTACAGAAACACAACAAGTGGCCGTTAACAAAAGAAGAGCAAATTAAATATGAGGGGTATCGTATATGACAATCGGATTAGAAGGATTTAAGGTGAAATGCAGATCATGTGGTCTTGTATTATATGAGACCACTGAGTTCTATAACTGTCACAAACCATTAACAGGTGATATGCTTAGGTTACTCCCTCTTTACAAGGATTGGCCTACTTACGACGGATCGTTGGCGGTTGCATCAACTTCCCGCTTTCTTATGTTTTGCTCACAGTGCTCAGGATATATTTCTACAACTGGCAAATTAATTTTTGCAGACTTCCCGGATGTTAAAGTTACAGAGATATCCGAAGAGAGGTCGAAGATGGTTTGGCGGGAAACCTGTGCTCCGGTCAAGGAAGCTCACGCCTTGCATGATGAGCCAGCGATTGAGTTGAAGGATGAGGATAAAGCTGAACCTGAACCTGAACCTGAACCACTCACCCCAGAAGATATGATGAAAAAGATAGAAAAAGAGGCCACTTTTTCTAGCAAAAAGAAGGGAGAATAAGCCATGCCAGCCATGAGTGAAGAATGGAACTTGTCGAACCCTCCCCCCAAAGGACATAAGGATGTTGCGGCTTTTGCAAATAACCTTTTCGAAATCTCCCGATTAGAACTCGAAAGGCTCGGAAAGCACGACGACCTACTCGCTAATTACAGCCTGTATCGCGGCAAAACGGTTGGTGGAATACTGGGCCGGTCTGCTGGTTTAACGCCCGTAAACCTTTATTTCTCCAATATTGAGCGAACCGTTGCCAATATTACCGCTCGGGAACCTGTTGGCGAGGTAGTGGATCTGGATGGCACAGACCAGGACGGAGTTGAGGATATCTTAGATTCAAAACTCAAGAAGTGGTGGAAGGAAACAAATCAGCAAACAAAGATCCGGTCTTCAGCCAGAACTATGGAGATTTACGGGATAACACTTGAGAAGCCCGGTTGGAACAAAGAGCAGGAGTGCCCGAATATTTTTATCAGTGATCCATACACCTTTTATCCTGCTCCAGGATTTTATGAGAATATCGATACAGATATTCTTTTTGCTTCCTTCACATATTTGAAATACATAAAGGCCATAGAGTCCGAATTCGGTGTTGAGAATATAGTACCAGACGAGGCCTATGATCTGCTGGGAACTGTAAGGGAGGAATACAAGGGCACGGGCTGTACTAATCTTGACGTATCGCTTACCGGTAAGTATCAAGATCCTATGACAAAGGCCGGTACGAGTAGCAAAGGAGCGTCCGATAAGAAACTTGAACGCTGTTTAGTTAAAGAGGTGTGGATCAGGGATTATAGAAAAAAGACAGTAAGCGAAGAGCATCCTGTCATTGATCCGGAAACTGAAATGCCAGAGATGGATGAGGCTGGCGAGATGGTTATCGAGAAAACAACGAAGACGGTCCAGGTGTACCCCGATGGAGTGAGGAAGATAACTATTGCCGCTACTTCCGGCGGTGATCATAACGGTTTCGTTGTTTTGGATGATTGCGCGAACCCCAACATTAACCCTGCCCTGGACCCTGAAATTGCGAAGACTACTCATCCTTGGGGCAGGTTTCCAGTTTATCATGCAAATAGTTATAAGGATCTTGTATCCTTATGGGGCTTTGCTGCCGCTGAGCAGGTTGGGGACCTTATAGTCAAGATCAATAAGATTATATCAAGACTCATCAATTACGTTATCAATGTGATGAGCCCTCCGCTTATCGTCCAAAAGCACTGTGGCATTACCAGGGAGATGATCGAAGGTCAACTCAAAAAGTCTGGTCGTTTAATACTGATGCCGACTTCCCCGAATGCCAGGATCGAGTTTATGCAGATACCGAATTTGCCAAGCACCTTCTTCCAGGTGCTTGAGGTTATTGTGGGGTTTTTCGACAGGGTATACGCTATTGAGAGGGCGGATAGAGGCCAGGCCCCGAAGGGCGTAATCGCTGCCGCCGCTATCGTGTCGTTGCAGGAGCGAAATCAGGAGTTGATGCAATCTAAAACATCGGCGGTCGAAAGCTTGGCGGAGAATCGGAGTCGGTGGTGTATAGGCCTGTACCAGAATTTTGGTACAAATGTTGAGCTGGTGGATGTCGGTGGAGATCCGAAAGAGTTTATTGGTACTGCCTTCGCTGGACGGAAATTTAGTTATGTGGTTGAGTCTGGATCTACTACTCCGAGGACCAGCCTACAGATGCAAGAAATCGCAAAGTGGTTATGGGAAACTAAGGCTATCGATCAGCGGGCCGTGCTTGAGATCATGAACGTCCCGGACTGGAAAGGGATAGTAGAAAGGACTGGGGAAACTCAGCTTGACCAGGCTTTGCAGATCCTTATTGATAGCGGTATGCCTGAAGAGGATGCATTTGAATTGAAGCAATATCTAATGCAGCCAGACCAGGGGCCGGGCGGTGAGAAAGAGAACCCTAAACAGAAGTAAAGGAGAATATCATGGAAACTTATATCGGGACTAAGATCATTAAAGCTGAACCTCAGAGCTGTCCGAGTGATCGGCATAAGTCAAAAGCCGGAGATCCTGGATACAAAGTTGAATATGAGGATGGGTATGTATCTTGGAGTCCCAAGGATGCGTTTGATGATGCATATCGCAAGATTGATTCGATGTCATTTGGTATCGCTCTTGAAGCTATGCGCAAGGGGCATAAAGTTTTGCGTAAAGGTTGGAACGGCGGTGGTATGCATCTTGAAGCCCAAGTTCCAGATTATCACAGCAAGATGTCGCATTCTTATTTATTTATTACGGTGCCTGGGTGCGAAGAGGGAGTAAGGTTACTTCCTTGGCAACCGGCTCAAGTTGATCTTTTCTCAGAAGATTGGCAAATCAAGGAGTAGAATAATATGGAAAACAGAGTACTCGAAACCGATTACACGAACAAAATTACAGTGATGGATGAACCTGGGGCGGGAGGGGCCTACCACAGATATCTCGTGACGAAAGACCAGGTATCCCTATGCTTCGTTAAATTTCAAGAAGGTCCGATAGGTGAATTCGGCGTTACTGGTTGCCAGAATGAAGATCTCCTTGCTATTGTAATTGATAGGCTTAAGTGCTTTCAGGCGGGGCCTCATGCCTGCGAAGAAAATGCGAAGGCCTTGAAGAAAGTAGAGGAAGGCCTCGGATGGTTACGCTACCGAACGGCGGAGCGTGTCAGGCGTGGAGTCGAAGGAACAGATAAAATATAAAGAGGTGATACAATGAGTGACGAAAAGAAAGTGGAAGACCAGAGCAAGCCGACAGTCTTAGGGAAAGTCGAGATATTTATATACAATGATGGCAATGTGTCAGTTACAGGACCAGTTGATAATCCTGTGGTCATGTTGAATATTTTTGGTAGAGCTATGGCCGCCGTGGCTAATCATGTTGCGACGAAGACGCCCGCTCAGCCCAATATTGTTTCATTGAATTAAGGAGAGATTATGAAAGATATTACGCTTGCTATGGGAATTATCGGTGTATTGTCAGCAGCAGCAATGATAATGGTAGGAGAAAAGGAAATTGTTACAGTGCTATCTTATACAGTGACTGCAATTTCTGCGCTGGCAACTGGCCGAGCACTGAAGTAGGAGGTTTACCGTGCCCCTTTATGAATATGAGTGTCAAAAGTGTAATAAAGTGATGGACAAGGTTTCCCCGATGGATGATTGCCCGAGAGAGGTTGAGTGTATTCATTGTAGGGGAGTAGCAAGCAAAATACTTTCCTCGACTGCCATTCAGACGGATGGCAAAGTGCCATGGCTCGCCTCCGCCTGCGATACCTTATTGACTCCGAGGGAGCCACGTCTCACTACCCGGACCGAATGG